GCCAGCCCCCAGCAGCTCACCTCGTAGACTGGCTCTGGCTCCCAGTCTGGCTCTGGCGGTGGCCTGCTATCGGGTAGCTCCCAGCAGTCGGTTAAGCCAGCCGCTAGCGGTGCATCCAGGCTGAGGCAGTCTGGCCGCAGCAACGCATTGAGCGCCTGCGGGATCTGGTCTATCGGGATCCGGGTAGCGCTGGCCATGGCGGCATGGCTGGCCCGCTCATCATAGAGCTGGCGTAGCAGGGTGAACCGGTCCGACCAGCTACGCGGTATTTTCAGCGTCACCGCCCGGTCCCGGCGATGGTGCAATATCTCACCCCGAATGTAGGGAACGGCGTAGCTACTGAAGGCGGTGCCCTTAGCTGGGTTGTAGCGGTCCACTGCCTTGATCAGGCCGATCACTCCCACCTGCACCAGATCCTCGAATACTTCCACGCCGTCCTGGGCATAGCGGCCAGCTATCTTCTCCACCAGCCCCAGGTTGATCAGGATCAGGGTGTCGCGGGTACGCTTATAGTCGGCGGCTTTTAGTTGGGTTCTAAGCCGCGCAAATAACTCCTGTGTTTGGATCCGTATTTCCCGGCTCATGCCACCCCCACCAGCCGATGCCTTCAGTGTTCCCCTATACTATACTGGGTAAACTGTCAAGCTGGATCCAGTATGGCTATGCTAGCATGGTGAAATCCAACTAGAAGCCTAAAGATGGATTACACCTTGCACCATGGCGATTGCCTTGAGGTAATGGCCACCATGGCGGATAACAGCGTTGATGCTGTGGTGACGGACCCGCCCTATGGCCTGGCGTTCATGGGCAAGCGGTGGGATTACGACGTGCCCAGTGAAGCGGTATGGGCCGAGTGCCTTCGTGTACTGAAACCGGGCGGGCATTTACTCGCCTTCGCCGGGACGCGAACGCAGCACCGGATGGCCGTGCGAATCGAGGATGCGGGCTTCGAGATCCGCGACATGATCGCCTGGGTTTACGGCAGCGGGTTCCCCAAGTCGCTGGATGTGAGCAAGGCGATTGACCGGGCGGCGGGGGCTGAGCGGGAGGTGCTTGGTCAGCGGGTCTACGGCGATGGCCACGTGCAGAACAGCACAAAACTGGCGCCTCCGATCGGCACGTTTCAGCGCACGCAGGACGAGCGCACGGAAACCGCCCCCGCCACCCCCGAAGCCCAGCAATGGGCCGGTTGGGGCACCGCGCTAAAGCCGAGCATCGAAACAGTGACCTGGGCGACTAAACCCTTCCCTCTTGAAAGGGAACGGGCTAAAATACTGGGGAACCTATGGAAGATTGAGGCCCGGCTGTGGTTGCTGTCATCTGCGAGTGTTGCGGCTCAGAGTTCAACGTCAAGCCGAAGCGAGTACGACGCGGCGTGCGTTACTGCTCAATGGACTGCCGACGACGCCACCAGTACACGGGACGCTTTACGCGGTCGGATGGATACGTGGCAGTACGAGATGGCGATTCATACCAGCTTGAGCATCGTCTCGTCATGGAGGCGCACCTTGCAAGAAAGCTCGAAACCTGGGAGCACGTCCACCACCGAAACGGAATCAAGGCTGACAACCGACTGGAAAACCTTGAGCTGCTGTCTATCGCAGATCACGCCCGAGAGCATCATCCAGGCGTGCAGCCTTCCCGGTGGGTTCAGTGCCAATGCTTCCACTGCGGCGCAGATCTTCAACGCCTCGCTTGCGTCATTGCAAAGCACCCTCACACTTTCTGCAATCGAGCCTGCTACGTGGCGGGCTCTGGACGCCTCCCAGGCCGAGGCCGTCAGCCCCAGCCTTGAGCCTGTAGTGCTGGCCCGCAAGCCCCTCTCAGAGGGCACCGTGGCCGCGAACGTGCTGGAGCACGGCACCGGGGCGCTGAATGTGGATGGGTGCAGGGTGAGGATACAAGAGAGCCTCCAGAGCTACACGGTGGGGCAAAAGCAAGGCGCGGGGCAGGGGCTAAACCCGCGATTTACTCGACGGAACCAGCAGGCCCGTGCCGATTCAGGAGACAACCCTCGCTACGACCCCTCCGGCCGCTGGCCCGCCAACCTGATCCACGACGGCAGCGACGAGGCGGTGGGGTTGTTTCCGCAGACGACAACGGGCAGCACTGGGGGAGGCACTAACAAAATGGGCGGAACGTTTGGCAATGGCAAGCCAACGATCTCACCGTTTAGAGAAGGTGACGCCGGCAGCGCCGCCCGCTTCTTCTACTGCGCGAAGGCCAGCAAGCGCGACCGCGAGGAGGGGCTCGATGGGTTCGAGATCCAGGATGCTGGTGGACTCCAAGGACGCAACGATGGCTCACTCGGGTCCGTGACGCGCCGCGCAAACACCCACCCCACCGTCAAGCCCGCCGACCTCATGCGCTACCTATGCCGCCTCGTTACCCCGCCCGGTGGTATTGTCCTGGACCCATTCATGGGTAGTGGCAGCACCGGCAAGGCTGCAATCCTCGAAGGTTTCCAGTTCATTGGCATTGAGCGGAAGGCGGAGTACTTAGCCATTGCCGAAGCCAGGATCAGCCATGCCAGCGGCTTAAGCCAGCCACCCCAACGACCTACCCGCCAGCCAGCCCCAGCCTGCCCAGGCCAGCTAGCTTTGTTCTAGTGGGCACCCTGAAGCCATGGATACTATTACCGTCACCTCCCAGCCCTCCCAGACTGCTAGCCTTGCCCTGCAGCAGGCCAATAGCGACGATCACCTGATCGAGATGTGGATCAGTCGTTCCCGAAGCGCTGGCACCCAGAAAGCCTACCGTCGAGCGATCACCCGGCTACGGGCTTGGCTCGACTACCACGACTGCCACCAGCTAGCCATGGTCACAGCGGCCATGCTGATCGACTATGAGGCCACGTTCCCGAAGCGCTGGAGCGATGCTACCTGCAACCTGCACAAGGCGGCCATCAAGTCGCTGTGGAAGTTCGGCAGCTCCATCCGCTATCTACAGTTCAATGTGCCTCACGCCGTCTACCGGCTAGGCAAGCCCAGGCCAGTCATGGCGGAACGGATCCTAACCGAAGGCGAGATGCGTCGGGCCATTGCCAAGGAACCTAGCCTGGAGGCCCAGCTATTCCTGCGCTTCCTGTTTGCTACTGGCGTTCGGGCCAGCGAGGCGCTAGCGGTGCGGTGGTGTGACCTGCACCTACGCGGCCAGCGGGTGTTCCTGGCTATCCACCACGGCAAGGGCGACAAGGCCCGCGAGATCGGCTGCTCCAAGGCTGTCTACGACGCGCTGGTTCAGGCCCGGCCAGAGGATGCGCTGGACCAGGACGAAATATTCCCGGTGCCATACCCTATCGCGTGGCAATGGGTGAAGGTGGCCATGGCCAGGATCGGCAAGCCCCAGGCTAGCCCCCACTGGCTGCGCCATGCCCATGCTGTCACCGCAGCCGCCCATGGCTCTGACTGGTGGAGCATTGCACAGCAATTAGGCCACGCGAAGCCCAGCTTCACAATGGATCGCTACGCGCATTTTAATGGGGTGTTCAGCTCGGACTACGTGGATATTTAAGCGCCTAAAACGCACAAGCCCGGCTAGGCCAGGGCGAAAACTCCCACAAAGGTGGGGATAGGTACGGGCTGGAGGAACGCCCACGAAGGTGGGTAGTGCCAAGGCGCCGTTTACGATGGAGCGATAGGGACAAGACTCACCCCCACCGGAGTGGGGAGGTGTTTGCGAGGCTATCGGTTAACAGGTCAGTCACAATCTGGAAAGCCGAGAAACCCCCACCGAAGTGGGGAGGTGTTTGCGAGGGTGAGATTGTGCCCACGATCTCGAGCAAGAGAAACCCCCACCGCAGTGAGGTGTGCTTTGCGAAGCCAATCGCCAGCTTTGGCCCAGGCATAGATGGTCCCGGAGAAACCCCCACCGGAGTGGGGAGGTGTTTGCGAGGCGCGCCATGGCGGCCAATGGCGAGGTAGAGAAACCCCCACCGAAATGGGGTGTGCTTTGCCATGGTACAAACGGCATCCGTCTACGCGGTAGAAACACCCCCACCAGGGTGGGGATGGCGCCGACCTTGACGGTTGACAGCTACGCCCATTTAGAAACACCCCCACCGAAGTGGGGAGGCGTTTGCGAGTTTACCAGCTGCGACCGTTGCGGGTAGGCTAGACGCGGATAAACCCCCACCGTAGTGGGGAGGTGTTTGCGAGCCCACAGTGATAGTTGAGTGGGGGAATCACGGCGAGAAAAACCCCCACCGAAGCGGGGAGGTGCTTGTGAGGCCACAAAGACCCAGGCAATGGCAAGCGCAGGAAAAACCCCCACCGAAGCGGGGAGGTCTTTGCCATGGTACAAACGGCATCCGTCTACAGCGTAGAAAAACCCCCACCGAAGTGGGTCCACCGTCACTTACCACCAAGTTGTCAATGTCCTGGCACCACTATAGCACAAAGCCAGCCAGTTGGTGCAGGCAAAGCAAACCCCCGGCGAGGGCCAGGGGTGGCAGGCAGGCTAGGCTAGGGGCTCAAGCTTAAAGACTGAAAGGCGTAAAACTCGCCTCAAATAATTCACCCTCAGAGTTGCAGTATAGTAACAGCTTGAGATCTGTCACCCACCAAAATTGGTTTCTCCTTCGTTCTCTTAGATCGTCAACATACTTTGATAGTTCATCGTGGGTACCTCTGAGCACCCGGTAAGCCTGTCCAGATTTATCTAATACTATTCCTTCTGCTCCATCTAGTCCAACTTCACTGGGCGTCATCGTTCAATCCTCCAAAGTAATTACAACGGTAGCACCCCAGCAGCCACGGGGCCGTCAGGGTGCTGGCACGGGCTAGATCCCCAGGCCAGAATCCAGCCAGACGTCTCTACACTGCTCCCAGCCAAGCCCATCCAGCAGGGCGAGGATGCGGGCGGTGGTGAAGTGCTGGTAACTAGCCTCGTCCGGGGCCAGCAGGCTGGCCTCGCTGGCAGCCCGCCAGAGTGCGTCTAGGGCGGTCTGGACATGGCCCATGCGGGTGGCAGTCACGTAGAATTGTCGTTGCTTTTG